AGATCAAGTGGTGGTGCAGCTAGTTCTACAAGAGCTATTTTTTCTGGAGGAAGAGGACCTAGTGGAAATACAAATGTTATGGATTATGTAACACTTGCATCGACTGGTAACTCAACAGACTTTGGAGATCAAACTGTAGAACGAAGATATTTAGCTGGTCTTTCATCTTCAACAAGAGCAGTATATGGTGCAGGTAGGGGACCTTCTCCAGTTCTTAATACCATGGATTATGTAACAATTGCTTCAACGGGTAACGCTACAGATTTTGGAGATTTATTAAGTTCATACACTAATCCTGGAACTTCTTCCAATTCAGTTAGAGGTATATTTACTGGTGGTACTTCTCCAGAAAGTAATAACACTATTCAATATATTACAATTGCATCAACAGGTAATGCTACAAATTTTGGAGACTTAACTGTAACTAGAGGAAATTGTTTTGGCTCATCAGGATCACATGGAGGTTTACAATAATGTCTAATTCAGGAAAAGTTTGGAATATACGAGAAGCTTATAAAAAACAAAGAGGTAATGAATGGTCTTTAGGATCAGGCAAAGGATTTTTTATGGGGGGAGGAACACCATCTCAAATTGCAGACATTACTACAATAAACCTAAATACTACAGGTAATGCTTCAGATTTTGGTGGAGATCTTTTAGCTAGTCAAGGAGGAGCTGGAAAAGGTTCTAATGCAGGATCTCCTACTAGAATTGTATATGGTGGTGGAGCAACTACACCTGCTGCACCTGCGAATGAAGCATCTGTTCAAATATCTTATTTTGTTCCAACCAGTAGTGGAAGCGCAGCATACTTTGGAGATCTTACAAACAGAAGAAGTAGTTTGATGTCTTTATCTAGTAATACTAGAGCAGTGTTTGGAGGGGGTTATGATTATGCAGGAGCACCTGCGCCATCAGGAACTAATAAAGATATAATAGATTTTATTACAATTCAAAGTTTAGGTAATGCTACAGATTTTGGAGATTTACAACAAACTAAACAAAATGGAGCTACATGTGGAAGTAGTGTTAGAGGACTTTTTGTTGCTGGTCATAGTCCAGGTGGCACCCTTAATCAAGTAGATTATATAACTATTGCTTCTACTGGTAATGCATCTGATTTTGGAGATTTAGCAGCTATAAGCGAAAGTTTTAGTGGAAGTGGTGATAATATAAGAGGAATAGTAGGGGGAGGTAATCAAGGTCCATATGCAGGTATGGATTTTTTTACAATAGCAACTACTGGTAACTCAACTAACTTTGGAGATTTAACACAAGCTAGAAGAGATTTAGGATCTACTTCAAATCAAATAAGACAAACTTTTGCTGGAGGAGCAGACCCTAATTTAACTAATATAATAGATTTTATAACTATTGCCAATTTAGGAAATGCGTCAGACTTTGGAGATTTAACTGCAGCTAACAGAGGTTTATCAGGATCTTCTGATAGCCACAATGGTTTAGAGTTAGGTTTCTTTCCAAGAGAATCAGTAACCTATATGCCTGGATCAGGGAGAGGTTTAGTTCAAGGAGTTGGAACTCCTTATAATGCTAATGTAAATTTTATTGACATACCAACATTAGGTAATTCAGTTGAGTTTGGAGATTTAACTCAAGCTAGAACTTATTCTGCTGGTGTTAGTTCAGTAACTAGAGCAGTTGCAGGTGGGGGTAGTAGTCCGGGTTTAGATAATAGAATTGATGCAGTAGAAATGGCTAGCCGAGGTAATTATTTTGATTTTGGAAACTTGTCAGTTACTAGATCTAGAGCAGCAGGTTTTGGTAGTACTACAAGAGGATGCATTGCTGGTGGAGACACACCATCAAAATCTGATGTAATAGATTATATTACAATTGCAAGTGCAGGTAATGCAACTGATTTTGGAAATCTAACTGAAGCTAGAACAGATAAACCTGGAGGTTTATCTAGTTCAACAAGAGGTGTTGTAGCTGGAGGTGCAACTGGATCAGATAATGAAGCAGATGTAATAGATTATGTAACAATAGCATCTACTGGTAATGCAACAGATTTTGGTAATTTAAGTATTGGTAGAGCTTATTTTAATGGTATATCATCTTCTACAAGAGGAGTATTCTCTTCTGGTTTATCTACACCATCTTCTCCTTATGGAGGAGCAGTAATAGATTATGTAACAATTTCATCAACAGGTAATGCAACAGATTTTGGAGATCCTACTCAAAATAGATATGGTCCTGCAGGAATGAGTAATTCAATTAGAGGTGTGTTTGCAGGTGGTAGATTAGCACCAAACAATTATAATGTTATAGATTACATAACAATCGCTTCAACAGGAAACGCTGCAGATTTTGGAGATTTATCAAATACAGGTGAATGTTTAAATGGTGTTTCAGACTCACATGGTGGTTTACAAGCTTAATAAAATAGTGTAGTATCCTACAAAATGAAAGATATATTTTTCCTACACGGGTTACCGCGTGCTGGCAATACTGTATTTGGCTCTATTATGAATCAAAACAAAGATGTAGCTGTAACAGCTAATAGTATTTGTGCCGATATAATTGGTGAAATATATTCATTACAAAACACAGATATATTTAAAAATTTTCCAGACTACAATTCATTACAAAATGTGGCTAAAAATGTTTTAAATAATTATTATAAAGATTGGAAACAAGATTACATTATAGATAGAGCTCCTTGGGGTTTTCCTATAAATTTAAAATCTTTAAAAAAAATAAAAAAAGATATTAAAATTATTGTTTTAGTTAGAGACATAATAGAAGTATTAGGTTCTTTCTTAGACTGGTCTGAAAGAGAATCCTCTTCTTTTGTAAATAAATACGCAGCCAAAACAAGAGAAGAAAAATGTCATATGCTTATGAACAAAGAAGGTATAATAGTAAAAGAATTAATAGGTATAAAACATCTATTAAACTACCAACCTAAAGAATTATACCACATAGTTGATTTCAAAGACTTGGTTAAAGACACAGAAAATACAATAAATAGTGTGTATAACTTTTTAGGTATACCCAAGGTAAAACATGATTTTGATAATATAAAACAATTTAAAGTAAATAATATGGTTTACGATGATGCTATCTTAGGAAATGGATTGCATACTTTAAAAGAAGGTGCTATAAAAGAATATAAAGAAGAATATAATGCTTACAATATTGTGCCAAAAAATATTATAGACGAATATAAACAATGTAACTTTTGGATAAAATGAAAGAAGAATTATTACAGTTATTTCCTACACCTTTATTAATTGTACCTTACGAAGAATCAATTGATAAAGAGCTAGCATATTTAAAAACTATTAGTTATCGTGAGCAACAACAAAATGGTAATTATAGATCTGATGATTCGTACCTGTTACGTAAAGAAGAATTAAAAAACATAGAAACATTTTTATCAGAGGCTGTAGATAAATTTACTAAAAATGTATTAAACTCAAAACAAAGATTAGTAATTACTCAGTGTTGGGCTAATAGAAATCCAAAAGGATCCAAACATCATGAACACTTACATCCAAATAGTATCATATCTGGTGTGATGTATTTTCAAATAAATGAAAAATTACCACCTATACAATTTTCAAAAACAAATCAAGATGGTATAAAATTAGATCCTATAAAATATAATCATGTAAACTCAGAATCTTTTTTATTACCTTGTAAACCAGGTGAATTAATATTATTTCCATCTTCACTGAAACATAGCGTACCAATTAATCAAGGTGAAGAAGATAGAATAAGTGTATCATTTAATACGTTTTGTATTGACGTTATTGGATCAGAAAAATCACTAACTCATTTAGATATAAGGAGGTTAATGAATGAGCACAATTAAAAACTATATATACGTAAAAAATCACATACCAAAAGATGTATGTGAGGCATTGATAGATGAATGCAACAATGGTATCTGGAAAAAACATGCTTGGAATAATTATGCTACAGGAACAACTTCATCAGAACCTACAAAAGAATTAGATGTTATGAATTGTACTAAAGAACAACAAGCAAAGATAACACCATATTTAGTTAAAGCATTAAGTGAGTATCAAGAAAAACATAGTACACCAGGAGAAAAGACTCAAGCACCGTGGTTACATAAGTTTAGTCCAATAAGATTTAACAGATATCAAGTTGGCACCATGATGAGAGAACACTATGATCATATACACAGTATATTTGATGGTCAAATGAAAGGTGTTCCGATAGTATCTATTGTAGCTAAT